AGCGTCGCCCAACAACTGTATCTGTTCAAAGGTTGGATAAAGCATTTCTACTTTGATGTTATCAGTCAAGTCAATAAGAGACTTGTGTTCTTCATCAAATTTTACATTAACTTCTTCTAATGGAATATCTACCTTTACATATGTTTCTTTATCATCAGGACATAAAAGATTTACTGTTGCAACTTCACCTACTGACTTAGCTCGTATTCTTAAAAAGATATACTCTAAATCAAACATAGGTAAAGTATCCGAATCAACATTTTCAAATGTACAGTTATATACTATTTGACGAACAGCTCTAACCATCTGTGATTCATCTTCTTCTTCCATAGCAAGTAAAAGTATTTTTTCTTCTTTGACTAGAAAAGGTCTATATGTTATTTTCTCCATTGTTGAAGGTATTTCCAACTCATAGGTTGGTGTATTAATTACTGGTAAACTCATAATATTATTTTCATCCTCTCATTATGTTATTTGTTTCTGTTATCTTCTAAACCACCATCTCCTCGCAATCCTTGCAATCCTCGCATTCCAGAGGCAAGCGAGCCCGGCTGCCCGGTGCTTGGGGGTAGTGATACTGGTTGACCAGGACTTGGGTAAAATATATCAGATGATGGGGCAGGTGTAGTAGGTGCATTAGCAAAACTTTCATCAACAGGTGGTGGGTGTCTATCTGATGCTCGAGCCTCTTCTTTTGTTTGTGTTTTAGCCTTTATCGGATTAAGTTCTGCTACTGCCGGAGTCATTAAAGAAGGCACTACTGTTGGTGATGGTGGGAAACCAACAGCATCCCACCAACGATATGCAAATTCAACACTCACAGTTTGATAAGCTCCATTTGACCCGTAAGAAAATTCTTGAGCAGTAATAGTCTTTGGATAAGCCTCATACACCGTACATCGATAACTGTCTTTTTCGTTTCTATCTAAGGCAACCAATTCTAGAATTGCCACATAGTCCTCATAGAATTTTGCTTCCCAAGTATTCTTATTGACCATTTGGTCTTGCCAAGATTCAAACCATAACTTTTCTGGCATACCTGTGGTACACATAAATGAGATATTAAATGCTCCGTATGTCATAGCGTGAGCAACTTCTCTCTGTGGACCATATCGTAATAGGTCAGTAGATGCTCTAATATTTTGACCTGGAAAAGATACAGACTCAGCCATATACTCGATATATCGTTCTCTACCTACAGGCGCGCCTAGTATTTTTACAGCATACTTATTAGGTCGAGCTAAATCGACACTTCGTACTCTGCTGATAAATTCTTGTAATGCCATTAAATCTTTCGCCTTATTTCTCTATGCACTTCGTTAGTTGATACCGGTTGTCTTGTAGCATAATCACCCTTGTAAAATTGTTCTACTGGCAATAAAACAGCAATAAGCATATCTTCTACATCCAGTTTTAAAAACATCGAACTTACATTCGCTGCCTTGTATCGTCTAACAATAGGTCTTGCACTTCTTAGACTTGAAATATTTCTCCAAGTCATATCTAATTTATTGTTCTCTCCATCTTTAAATGACTCTACCAAAATATTAAGTAACTTAACTCTCTGAGGTATAGTCAGATAATGAAAGTTTATACCCGTAAATCCATCTCTTTTTCTTGCTACTGGAATTGCCAAAGGAAAAACATCATAGAATGGCACTTTATCTCCCTTCTCCGGTCTATATGAAAACAAATTCATCATACCGTAGTTAGGTCTTGCAGTCGATTTGCCTTGTTTAATATGTTGTGTAGCAGTCATTGAACCACCACCCAAAGAGGAAACCTTACCGCGATACCATCTAGTAGATAACTCTCTACCTTCAGCTGATTCTTTTATGTCATCAAATAAACTCACATCACTATTTATCTATCTTCCTCTTACTCTTTGTGAATATGACGGTGTGTTTAAACTGCCATAAACGGGCAGGGGGTTTTCTGTTGTTCTCATTGTATTGGCAAGTTCCATAGTAGTTTTGTATGGTATACTGTCTCCAAAAACAATATGATGACCAATCTTAGTAATCATCCAAGTATTGTTATTTCTATCTTCACCGTAAAGGTCGAAAGAACCATCTAAACCAGTTTCTAATGGTGTGCCAGAAAGTAAACCTATTTGCGGAAACTCTGTCTGTGCCATTTTGCCTATCTGCAACCCAGATATGCCATACATTTCACATTCTACTCTTTCATAATTAAGCATATGATTTACCTGCATCATTCTCTGTAATTTATGTTCTGATGGTGTTTTCTTCCATGGGTAGTTTGCTCGTCTTGTATTTGTATTAATGTTAGAAGATTTCTTTGACCCAGAAGAACTTGAAAAACTTATATTAGCCTCAGGCCATTCTGATATTGTTCTCCACTGCGGATCGGGCGGCCACCATACAGGTGTCATTGATGCGTGAGAATATCTATTTTCGTTAAGATGTTTCAAGTAATCAAACTTATAAACATCAAATGATTTTTTGTATGGATTGTGTCTAATGTCCATACCAGACCAGTTACCGTCAGCAACAGAGTGCCACTTATCACCGGTGGTTACAAAATCATAGCTTAAACTTCTAAGCATTGCAGCCGGGTAACCAGTTATACCACCACTAATTTCACTTTCTTCTGCACCAGATGTTGTGGCAGCATTGTTTAGTGTGAATATTAAGTCTTGACCAGCAGCTCCATCTCCACCAAAAGCATCTTCGGCAACAGACATCGCCTCTCGTTGCAATGGAACAAAGAACCAACCACCATCACTCTGAACAGGTCGTCTTGCAGTTTCAAAGAATACAAAATCAGAATGTTGTCCCTTGAACATATTGTGTGCCATTGCTGGTTGAGGACCCTCTACACCTATACCCGAAGGACATCTTGCATCTTCTGCCAAGGATAATATGAAGTCAAAAGGTCTCATGTTAGGAACAACGTAATGATGTATATCAATTGTTTCTGTTATGGTTACTGGTTTCATATGAACACCCAAATCATACCACATAACCTGTCTTACAATATCACTGATTTTGCCCTGATACGACTTTGATATTCTAATTCTATCATTGGTTATTATTTCAGTAGAACAAAAGTGTAATCTGTATTCTAATACTGATTGTTGTGTTGTTCCCTGTCGTGTTTTCGGTGACGTTATTTCTTCGATCTTATGTATGTAGAGAGGAGCAGCGTTATCTAAACCATAGTCCACTGCAAAGTTTTCTAATCCGGCTTCAGACGAACCGGCAGTTTCAAACCTCATCCATAATAGTTCTTCACCCAATATAACGCCGTTCCTAATAATATTAAGATTATCAACCATCTGTACCCAACCAGTAACACCAAGAGCTTCTATGTCCTCAAACATATGAATTTCTGAAACGATAGCAGAGATATCATATGAAAAGCCATCGCCGTGTTGAAGAACACATTGTTTTAGATTGAGTTGACCCGGCGATGGTGAGTTGCCAGCTTCAGTCGTTACCTCGGAAATAGCACTGAGGCTTTCTAATATATTAATCATTATTAAACTTGAGTTTTTATAGTGCTTTTGAAATCTACAAGAAATTGACCCAAATATCTAGGCTGTAGAATTTTGATCTGTTTGCGAGCATCGTTTAGATTTTGTTCGTATTCATAATTAGTTACTGGCGTAGCAGTAGGAACATCAGCAAGTTCTACTTTGATTTTGACTGTGTTGTTACCCGATGACTGTGATGTTTCATAATGATGTACACCATTTGGGTTTGTATATTTGTCCACAACATATTTTTGTAGATTGTTTATTGACATGGGCCATTCATAGTATCGGTCATATAACTTGTTGAACATCATCACTATCCAATGATAATCTGCCTTGCCGTATATTTCAAGAGCAACAGATTCCGGCGTTTCCCAATCAAATACATCATACTTAGAAAACAAAGACTGTCTATCTCTTACAGATTTTTTTACTGCTACTCTTGTAAGAATATCAGAAACTAATTGTGGATTGCCACTACCAGTTGCATCATAGTTTATTGTTGGAAAGTTTTGAAAGTACATGATTAGTACCCCGCAGCCATAGTTGATGAATCTTGTAGTTGCAATTCTTTAAATCCCAGACTAAGATTAACTTGTACAGGAGCATCCATACCATCAAATGTGGTAAATCTGTCTCCACCATATGTCACATTGATACTAGTCAAGGCACACTTGCCAATCTTATTCATGTATGTATTTTCATTTCCTCTATTAAAATACTTTATTTGAAATGCTTTAGGTAATCCGTAAATACGAGCAACTGTTCCTGGACCTTGAGATACTGGTGCAGAATTAATCTTAAAGAAATCTATAATTCTCTTTATCTCCACAACATCAGCTCTGCTTAAAGGCATTAGGGAATACTGAAAACTGAATGATCGGTATGCAGGACCACCATATACAGCAAAACTCTGATCGAATATTGCCTGCCCTCCGGACTGTCCCAGTGCTCTACTACCAGCAGCCTTTCCAAGTATGCCGGCAATGCCCATTCCAGTCACGCTCTTGCCGACATCGGTAACTGTATCAGCGATGGAACCCAAAGCGGCCCCTATCTTGCCCTTGCCAGTTTCATTTCCAAAATCATCATATTCTTTGTGCCCCTTATATGCTGCAACTGCATCTTGTGAACCTGTAATAACACTAGACATTCCTATACCAGCTTCTTCTGTGTCCCAACCCTGTTCATATGACGCAGATGGATTGCCTGGAATAGGAAGAGCAACTTGTCCTTCTGCACCACCAAAACTAGTATCTGATGCGCTTGCACCCACAGTACCCCTTATGGAATGAATAGTAAACATCATGTAGTGTGCGTTTTCGCTTGATATGCCTAAGTCTTTTGGAAATTGTAACAAGTTTAATCTACTGCCCAATTTGCCGCGGTTTGGTCCTCGTCCTCGTGGAACCAATTTCTCAGGGCCTAAACCACTAAACTCACCGGCATCATATGGTGTTGATGCGTTTGCTACAGTTTGTGAAACAGTTTCGTTTGGATTCTGCCATGGAACTGGTTGACCAGATGTTGCAACATAATTGCTTGTTGTCATTCTAGAAGCGTCTTTCTTTCCAGCATTTTTAAAGGTTAGCATACCCATACGTTTATTCCTCTGTGTCTAAATACTTACTGGACTATTTATATGAAAACTAATAAACATTCTAACCCTAAACGCAAACCTTACAAGGGCAAGTTTACACCTAAAGAGCCTGGTAAGTACAAAGGAAACCCACGGAATATTATCTATCGTTCCATGTGGGAACGGCACTGTATGCGTTATTTTGACAATAACGTAAATGTTTTGGAATGGGCAAGTGAGGAAGTAGCAATACCTTATGTGTCGCCGTTAGATGGTAAGATACACAGATATTACCCTGACTTCTGGGTAAAGGTTCGTCGTGGTGATAGTCACGTTATCAAACTGATTGAAGTCAAACCAGATAAACAACTACGGCCGCCTAAACCAGGCAAACGCAAGACTAAAGGTTATCTCTATGAGGTTAGAGAATTTGGTAGAAACTCTGCCAAGTGGCAAGCAGCAAAGACTTACTGTGACAAACGTGGTTGGACGTTTGATGTTTGGACAGAAAAGACAATCGGACTAGGATAAAAAAAGACCCCGCCGAAGCGGGGTCTCTGTTGCAGTTGTCTTACGACTCGTCTGCTAACTTAGCAAAATAATCCAAAGTCTCATCATCATCTGTTTTTACAGTTGAAGGAAACTGTTGTTCAACTAAAGCTTCCTGTTCTGCTACTGATGGTCGTTTTGGAGTAAATGTCTCAACAGTACCCTTTACTGATGTGCCAGTAAGGACTTTGTTGAGTTTTTCTTTGAGTTCTTCATAAGTCTTGAACTGGTCTGGGTTAACAAACTCTTGCAGACTATGAATTTTCTCGTTGTAAAGTGTTTCAAGACGAGCATCGTCACCTTCAAACAACTCTGAGGGAGAATCAAACTCTGATTTGTCATAGTTCCAATAACCATCAACTTTACGAATCTTGAGTTTGAAGTTAGCACCATCCCAAAGGTCAAATGGATTCAAGGGAGTTTCATCATCAAATGCCGGGTTCATTGCTTCGGTAATCTTATCAAAGATTTTCTTACCGTAACGGAACAACCGGACAGTACCATCGTTCTCTGGGTGCTTGGGGTCACTCACAACTAGGACGTTGGAGTAATATTTTAGAATACGCTTCTGTTTACGAGCAATATCCTTATCTGCCTCACTACCACTGTTCCACAGTTCGGTGTTGTACTCAGACACTGGGTCATTCTTACCGATTGTAGTTAGGGAGTTTTCAATGTACCAACCGCCGGGACCATTGAACGCATGATTCCAAAGACGGACCCATGGCAAATCTTCACCGGAAGGTTGTGGTAGAAAACGCAACACAGCATAACCGTTGCCGGTTTTGTCTAGGTCAGGTTTCCAGAATCGGTTATCTTCAAAAGAAGAACCGGAGGTGGGGTTATCGATTTTTTTCAGTTCTGCCTGTAAGGCATCGAAAGAACCAGATTTCTGTTTAAGCTCTGCAAAGCTCATATCGTATCTCCTGTATTATGCGTATGATTTTATTATCGTATGTGGTAAAACTTCTACCACTATTATTTAGTATACTATGAATCGGGGTTATTGTCAAGGGTATATCTAAAATATTGTAAA